GGTAATCAGTGGCGTAATTGCATTTGGCGCATTCGCCGGATCGACGCCTGGTTCGGCTTTCGGTTCCTCTAGTTTGATTTTCACGGGTACAGTCAGTTCGGCGCTACGCAATGCCGTTTCGTCAATGGCGAACTGATTCAGCACGCCGAGCACGCCGACATCAGCAGGACGCACGCCCTCGGCTATCGTAAACGCGGTAATGGACGCCGACAACCCAATCGCACCAATTCCCTCCGATGCAGTCTGTGCCGTGTCTGTGTTGGCAAAAGCCTTTGCGATGCCCGCTTTCAGTAGATCACCGATAGTTTCGCCTTGCCCACTAAAGCGCGCTTGTTGCGCCTGTAGGTTGCCGCCAATCAATCCAGCAATGTCGATTTTAACGGCTTCGTCGTCTTTGCCCAACCCTAACGCTGCAATCAGGCCCGTCTTGAGGTTGCCGCCAATGTTCGTGCCGTGCGATACCAGCGTGGCGGACTGTTTCGATAGTTGGTCGCCTAGTTCCCGCGCCAGCGCCTCACCCGAATCGACAGCCAATGTCGGATTTATCGTCAGGGTAAGTTCGAGCTTATCGAGTTCGGCCTGTGCAGCCACGGCGTCGAATGTTGGCGTAAGGTTGATTCCGGCTGCGCTATCCTCTTTTGCCAGATATGCGCCGATCTGCGCAGCGGCAGGTGTGGCCGTGATCACGACTTCCGCTTGCGCCTTTCGCTCTTGCAGCGTGCTGCCGATCTTCCCACCAATGCCACCAAATAATCGACTGGCATCAAGCACAGGCTCTTTGGCGTCCGTAAAAACTTTTCGTATACTGGATGCCGCACGGCCCACATAGTCGGTTAGCCCGTCTTGCACGCCATCAGTAAGCAGATCTACGTCAATCAGGTTTGCCGGTTCAATCGGGTCCAACTGCAATGGCGCAAAGCTAACACCGCCACCACCGCCACCACCGCCGCTTGCGCCTGCTATCACTGCATCGACGGCCTCATCGACAACTACGCCGAAATGGGCGAGAATGTTCTTTTCGCCTTCCGCCGACTTCTCCTGTAAATCCAACGCCTGTTGCACCGCTTCATCATTGATAAATTTGTCAATGTTTGCGGCGTCGGAAAACAGCGCTTGGTTATTCCACAGTTGCTCAAACTGGGCAAGAATGCCCTCTTTTGTTTGAGCAGCGTTGACACCGATGCCCTCGATTGCGGCCTTAGCCTCCTCAATAGACACATCCGCCCAATCGACGCCGTTGATTACTTCATCCCGGAGACGGCGCAGATACTCGTCGGCTTTGTCGTTGTAGTCACCGCCTAGCTTCATGTCGCCTTCGGTGACTTGGCTAGCACTGAATAAGCCTTCGGTGCCCTTGAGTGCGCTGATTAGTTCCTGCGAGGCCTTCTTTGCGCCCTTCTCTAGTTCCTTGCCTGCCCGTTTCGCAGCGCCCTCAGTCGTCCTCGCGGCTGACCGTGCAGCGCTTTCCTGGTGGCGTGCGATCTGCTTCGCTTGGGCGGCTTCCGCCTTGGCAACACGATCTAGCTCTCTGCGATTATTCTCGCGTGCGCTGGACGCCTGTTGCGTCCGAATACCACCGGCAATACCAGCGCCAATTTGCATTGCGCCAGCGCTAGCCATGTCGGATTGCGCTTGTGTTAATCTCCAGATTGCGGACGTGGCAACACCGGCATTCTGTGCCAGAAGTAGCAGATCGCCACCCAGAGCCGCCGTGACACCGGCATAAATGTCCGCCGAAGTAAGCCCAGCACGAAACGATGCTTCCACCTCAAACATCTTGCCTACAAGCGCCGCTGCGTGATCGTTGCTTTCTAGGAAAGCGCTGCCAAGTTCGTTGACGACTTGCCCAAGCTGTGACGTGCCATCACCAACGCTGTAGGCCACAGCCGAGAGATATTCAAGACGTGCCGCCTGTTCGTCAGTGAGTGTGCCGGTCGTCAGTAGCTCGTTGCCAAGATCGAAAAGCTCGTCACGCGCAGCGGCAACCGCTGGTAGGAAATCCACAAAGCCAGCGCCGAAGTTGGCAGACGCTACACCGAGTGCGTCAAATTCGGCAACAAGATTGCCCAGGTTAAGCGTGGGGGCAATGCTGGCGGCGGCTTCCAGTTGATCGAATGTGGCAAGCAGCGATTCAGTTAGCGCCGTACTCTCGAAAGAGATCTGCTGCGGGTCACTCAATCCGCGTGCGATCATTTCGTCAATGGCAGCATTCATCTGTGTCCGCACGGATTGCATTTGTGCCGTGACGGACGCTATGCCCTCCGCACCCAGGTTGGCGACTGCTTGCTTGGCGCGTGCAATCAGTGCCGCCTCTATCTGTTCGCTCTCCTGCGCAATAATATTGGTGGCCGCGTTGTCAGACGCGCTAAAGGTTAGCGGCTTGGTTGAAAACCCCTGTTGGAAATCCTCAAGAGCCAGCGCTCCCATATTCGCGCCGTTCAAGTCGGCAGACAATCGCTGAATCTCAGCGCGAGCGTTACTAACATACCCTTGAAGTTGCAAAATGGATTCGTTTGCAGATTCAATTAGTCTTAATCGCCCTGCGTCCTGAATCCCGCCAAACAACCCTTCGGCGGGTGCTTGCGCTTCTAGGTCAGCAATGGTTGCTTTGATTGCCTCGATCTGCTTGAGTTGAGACTCTAGGGCGTTTCTTTGACTATCTATGCCAAGTTTGCCGTCGTCTGCAAAATCGACGGCAAAACCAGCGATTTCAGCCAGCCTGTTGATCGGCACTTTTAGGATTTCAGCAGTCAACTTGCCGAAATTATCTTTGAGGTTGACGATACTTGCATCGTATCGCTCGATAGCGGTGGCCTCACTTCCGAAAGCGTTGCGGTTCGCCTCAATCGCGACAGTGCCCTGGCTGAACGCCTCTGCCAACAACGCCTGCTTGCGATCTGCTGTAGTCAGTTGGTCAGACGTTTTCCCAAGCGAATCAGCGTAATCCTCATTCGCTTGGGTCACATTGATTATCAAACCAAGGTTATCGAGAATCAATCTAGATTCACGCGCTAACCCAGTGGTAAGGAATTCTAACGCCTGCGTGTCACTGATCCCCTGCGCACGACCAAGCGCCGTGGATAGCTCAATCAGTTGCGCATATTGTTCTGACGTTTTCGCGACCTCGAACTGGATCGCGCGGTTGGCATTGAGAATCAGATCGAAGTTTGAAATCGTGCCCGCGGACGCCTTGCGCGCTGCTGATATAAATGCTTCGGAGTTGCTACCAATACTTTTGGTATAACTATCGAGCACATCGTTCAATTGCGTCAGAATCGCACCACGCCGCGCCGCGTCCTCGATTGCGCCGCCTAGTGCCTTGAGTGCTGTAATTGCCCCGCCCACTGCAAGGCCACCAGCCAACGCGCCGCCCAGGCCACCTAGACCCAACCCAGGCAGTGCGCCACCGTCCGAACCGATAGGTGGCGGCTTGATCTTGGTGGCGGCAATGCCTGCCCGTTCCAGCTCCGCACGCAGTCGCTGCGCTTCACCGGTGGCCCGCTGCAAGTGAGATGTGTCTATCTCGCCAGCTTTCACCTGTGCCGCTTTTTTCAGTTCATCGCCGTATAGCTTGGCTTGGTTGGTGGCAGATTTCAGCGAAGACGTGTCAAGTTTTCCGACCGTGATCTTACGCAACTCTGATTCAAACGTGGCGCGAATATTCGCCGCCTGCCGTTTGGCGTCGGATGTGTTTATAGATACGCGGTATATCAGTTCTCTAGCCATTTAGTCACCGCGTAAACTCTCTGTCAACTTGTCCAAGCACGTATTCAATCGTGTCGATGATCCGCGCCTCGGACGACTCACCCAACAAACTTATGGGGCGTGCCGGCATCCTGGAAGTGCCCCGCTCGTGGAATAGTGCAACCCGTTCGTCAGCGCTGCCTGCCTCAATCGTTAGGCCGGTCGCGCTCTGCCAAATGCGCTCATGGTGGTTCGGTGCGCCACGGCTGACATAGCCAGCACGTAACCCGCCTGTTCGCACAAGCGTTGGGCCAGCGCCAAAGCCCTGCCGTCGCCGGTCGGTAATCGTTGCCGCTGCCAGCCGCGCCCACGGACCAGCGCCCGATGATTGGCGCGTGAAATTGTCCTGAAAGCCCTGCGTAATGGCGTCCGCGATTTTGCGCGTGTTGCCGGAGCCAGGGCGATTTATACGGTCAATCAGTTTTTCTAAATCATCGAAACGACTATTGGTCGTAAGTGTGATCATCTCTTTCCCCGTCTGCCTGGTGCCTTTGGCGTCTTCGGTACGGCGTCCCGTTCCTCACCGATTACCGATAAAATAAAAAGAAAGTCAGCTTGACGCACGGCTGGCATCTCGCTAACTTCCTGATAGGACATGCC